GTTACCCGTGTACTTGTAGGAGATAACAACGATCCCAACGGCGACGAAGGATACCAATGGTTAATTGACAACCTTGGTGGCAGGTGGATAAAAACTTCCTACAACAATTCCATTCGCAAAAGATATGCTGGCGTAGGGTTTACATATGATGAACAACGAGATGTGTTCGTTGCGCCCAAAGCTGATGATTCTCAAATATGGGATGAAGAAGAATGTGCATGGGTTTATCCAATATCTACACACCCTAATTGGGATGACAAACTACAAATGATTGTCAACCCAATGCGTTTACAATCAAAAAAACTTCCCAACAACATATCAACCAAAATAGAGGTACTCCCATGACAACAATTGGTTCCGAAGAACTCGGATATATAGGAAACATTTGGGTGCGTCAAAACCACCTAGAAAAAATAGGCGACCAAGTAGGTGGACACATCCACTATTTTGACCATGTAACCCTATTAGCTCATGGTTCTATCTCAGTACAAATTGACGATAACGAACCTAAAACATTTACCGCCCCAACATTTGTTGTTATAAAAAAAGAACACCGTCACAAAATAACAGCACTACAAGATGACACTTACTATTATTGTGTGTTTGCTGTACGTGACATTGATGGCGACCCAACAGATATTTACGATGCAGCAAATACGCCTTGGTTTGCTATGGCTGCACCAGATAACCATTACAGTAGGTTTGATGCTTTAGATAAAACAACAAAATTTATTTATGACGAAACACATGAAACTAATTAAACAATAGTTTTATTTGAAGGGAAACCATATGAAAATTGCTGTATATACCATTGCTCTTAATGAAGAACAATTTGTTAAACGTTGGTTTGAATCTTGCAAAGAAGCCGACCACGTGCTTATTTTAGATACTGGCTCTACGGATGATACCTATGCAATCGCTTATGGTGTTGGTATAGACATACATCAAAAAATATTTACTCCTTGGAGATTTGATACAGCTAGAAATTATGCTTTGTCTTTACTCCCCAAAGATATAGACATGTGCATTGCCCTGGATATGGACGAACAACTGCAACCAGGTTGGCGTGAAGCCCTGGAAAAAATACCTACAGGTACGACCCGCCCCCGATACAAATACATCTGGTCATGGAACCCCGACGGCACAGAAGGTTTGGTTTATGGTGGCGACAAAATCCACGCACGGCACGGATACACATGGAAACACCCAGTCCACGAAACCCTTAAACCCACCGACGGTGAAACTCAACACTGGGTAGACGGGCTACAAATCCACCACCACCCAGATAACACAAAGTCCCGCAGTCAATACCTGCCCCTACTCAAACTTGCAGTAGAAGAAGACCCAAGGGATGACCGCAACCAGTTCTACCTAGCCCGTGAATTGTATTTCGACGGTGACTACGACTTGGCTCAGTATCACTTTGCCCAACATCTCAATCTATCTACATGGGGTCCGGAACGAGCAGCTACCCACCGGTATCTAGCCAAGATAGTTCCCCAAGCTGCCGAGTACCACCTGTACCGTGCAATATCTGAAAGTCCCTCAAGACGTGAATCATGGGTGGAACTAGCCCAGTATTACCACGATCATCACAATTGGTTATCTTGTCGTAATGCCGCATCTCAAGCTTTAGGGATAGCGGAGAAACCTCTTGATTATCTATGCGAAGCAGAAGCATGGGGTTGGCTTCCGCACGATCTAATGGCCATTGCTTCGTATCGTTTAGGCGATAAAACAACTGCTTGGCACCACGGTGGAGAAGCCGTACGACTTAACGTTAATGATGATCGATTACGCGAGAACCTTAAATGGTATAATATCTGGGCATGAACCGTGGTGAGTTTCGTACTGCTGTAAAAGAACGTCTAGCTATTCCTTCTATTGGGGATGGCTTGCTTTCTGATGCCACTTTAAATGGCCTAATTAATCGTTCCCTGTCAGTTATAGCTTCTGCAAAAGAATGGCCGTGGCTTTTAGACGATTACACACTTAATTTTGTTAATGGTTCAGCTTCTTTGCCAAACGATTTTATCCGTGCCCGCCAATTGGTAATTGATTACAAACCAACCGTCTGGACACAGCTTGAAGATTTCATTATGCCTGATCGTCTTAATGGCACATATGGTTGGACAATTATTGGAAATAAGGCAAAATTAAGTCCTGCAAATACAAATGCTGTATCTGGGACTATGTATTACTATAGAAATGAACCAAATCTTTCAAGCGATGCCAGCACTCCACTTATTCCAAGTGTTCATCATGGTTTGGTTGTCGCCTATACTTGTTATCTTGCAGCTATGACCCGCCAAGATGAAGGTCGAGCAGCTGTATATCAAGCCGAATATCAGACATTATTGAATAATACTCGTGATGATCTTAAACAAGCTACCGGCCGACGCATTCGTTTTGATGGTGGTTATCAATACGCTAAGTGGACATAAATGGCCGTATTTCATTATGAATGGGATGACTTTGGTGGTGGGTATTACGTTGGACCCTCAGCGGTAAACCAACCTAAAAACACATGGCAAGGCGCAAACATAACCCTTTCCAATGATGATGCTACCCTTGTTCCAACGTACGGACCACAACAAATAACTCTTTCTGGAACCGGCGTAGTATCTGGTGTAATTTCTAATCCCGGTGTTTCTACAACTTGGAGCGACCCAACTTACTTCAATGGCTATTGCGTTCTTGTTGGTTTAACCTCTGCTGCGACGTATGTGTATTTTATTGACACAAGCACTGGTGCTGTAAACAGAATATCTCTTGGGGTTGTTGGCACTAGTGCTGGTGCAGCTCCGGTTGTGGTGCCAGTTGGTAACGATGTTGTTGCCTATGTTGCTGTAGGCACGACGGCAATTTACCAAGTAACCAGATCAAGTAGCGCGGTTGCTGTTTTTACTCCTTCTGGCAATGCCATCCTATTGACCGGATTAACTATTTGGAATGCAAGAATGATTGCATGGGGATCTGCTTCTGACACTTTTCTGTTTTCTGATGCTCTTACGTTTGGGGCAAGCTGGAGTTCGTTGAACTTTGTTGGTGTTGGGTATGCCAATGACGGTATTTCTTATTGCGTCCCCCGTAACCTAGACATGATTGTTATTAAACCATCCGGCTGGTATTCAATTACTGGTATTTTGGGTACCAGCACAGCCGTTAGGCAAATAAACGACACTCTTGGAATTCTTCCAATAGACCCAGTAGCTCAACACAACAATACCGTATATTTTGTAACATCAACAGGAACCAACAACTACGCAGTCAACCTAATGGCTATTTCTGGTTCTAGGGTTGATGTTGCTGCATACCAAAGGTTTGGTTTAAACGACGCAAACCTCAGAATATCCAGAACAAATATGGGTTATCTGGCTGTTGCTGCAGTAATTGAAGAAGCTTTCTTGGTTCAATATGCCAATGTTTATCTTCTTAATGCCCAAGACAGATGGCAAGTAATAAAAATACCAGCCACCATGACATACGACGACAGTTTAAAATTTGCCGTTGCTCGCGGCCAAGTTTCAAGATACAACACGTCCCAAGATCAGGCTCTTTATTTGGCAGAGATGACCACAGGGGCTACTCAAAACAAGCTTGCTTTACATCGTCTTCGTCCTACAACCATAGAACCAGGACAAGCAAGCGGCAGCACATTGCCAGCCAGCGCTACTTTAAAACTTCCTAACATAACTACAAAAGTTCCAACTATTATAAAGCGCGTATATGTAGAAGCAGAAATGCTTCAAATACCGGGCACTTCGTATACGGGTTCAGCCAGTATTCAAGCAAAAGTTAACAATAGAGCCGTAGCTAATATAGATTTTGCTTCCGGAACTGAAGCCACTAGCGGTTTGTCTACTGCGTACACTTATCCATTTGTAGATTTTACAACCGTAAGCAACACCACAACTTCACAAATAAGAGTTCTTAGGTTTAATGTCGATAACGCTTCATACGGATACACAAACGAAATAGAACTACAATTTGCTGGATTACGCATTAGGCGTTGCTGGGTTGAAGGAGACAGCCAATGACAACAAGATCGGGTAGTCAAGGTACAACTTTCGTTCCCGTTACACCTGAACCAATAGCACACTCAACTAGTACAACTGCTTCTACTTGGTCGTCATATGCTAGCGGTTATTATCAAACAGACCCTGCGTACAATATCACTTGGGAAAACCCAATCCCCATAAACGATTTGAGCAAATATCTTGGTTCTATTCCAATTAAAGATGCTAAAAAAATTGTTGGTTTGTTAGAAGATAATGCTAAATCTCTTGAAGATCATTTAGATTCTGGTTATTTAAAAGTATCAGGCGGTACGGTTGCGGGAACCACAACGTTTGGCTCTACAGTTAATCTTTATAGCGGGGTCAATCTAGGACAGCAATCGTTGTATTCAATGCTTCCCCCTGTTGGTTCACTTATGCCATACGCCGGCAATAAATCCCCTTTGGGCTGGTTGGTTTGTGATGGTACCGCTTATGACACCACCACATATGCCCCCTTATACAACGTAATTGGATCGACATACAACACCTCTACCGGTCTTTCTGCCCCTGCGGCGGGGTATTTTAGAGTACCAAACTTAAAAGGAAGAATGCCGGTTGGCCTTGATGAGGGTATAACCGATTTTGATACGCAAGGTAAATCCGCTGGTTCAACAACCGTAACTATCACCGTGGCTCAATTGCCAAGCCATGCCCATACGGTACCCGCGCACAACCATACACAAGACTCTCACAACCATACGCAAAATTCCCATGACCATGGTGCCCAGTCAACAAAAACATTTACTAATGGTGCCCATGTACATGATAATGCTGATTATTTTATGGCTGGTGTTAATGGGGCAGGTGTTTATGCTGCTGGCGGCACATCAATTGATGCTGCTACAGCTACCAATATTTCAGTAACTGCTATTAACCAAGAAAGAGCAGCTTTTGATACCCTTACTACTGGTAGCGGCAACGCTGTAGATAACATGTCTCCATATCTTGTATTGAACTACATCATCAAGACTTAGGCCAGGTTCCTGGAAACTAGTGGCTCAATATGGGATACTAGGCAAATGAATACACAGGTTATTAAAGATGTAGCAGTTCGTCTTGCTGCCCTTTTTGTATCTAGCTCCTTGGGAATCATCACAGGAACTGGAGTCATTGGGGCTTTTACAGACAAAGTAAGCGTTCCCATCTGGTTTCAAGCGCTTCAAGCCGGTGGAGCCGCTGTAGCCCTTGTGGTTTATGATCTAAGCAAAGCCCTTAGTGACGGCAAGCTTGAAATGAGTGAAGTAGATACAGCTTTCGGTGTAGACCGTTCAAAGCACGATGCCTCGTAAGTACAGCTACTACCCTGCGTTTGACGGTAAAGGCGCACAACCAGGGACTGAAAAACTTTCAGCTCTATGTGCGGCTAGATGGAAAAC